GATACATTTGCGTTTCGCTCATTGTTTCGTTGCTCCGTTTGTTTGCGTTCATTTTTTTCTCCAATCGGTTTTTTTGTAGCCCACGGGGGAATCTGACCCCCCCATGAGCCTCGGCAATCGCGGGGAGATGCGCCGGAGACATCTACTCAGGCCTGGCAACGGGCCCGCCCCTCGCCTCGGAGGTCAGTAACCCATTACCTTGCGCATGGCCTCGCGGTTGTGATCATAATCAGCCAACCCGGCTTCGCGCTCTGTGCGCTCGGTCTCGGTCTCGTGGGGAGACTCATCATACGCGGCGACCTCATCACGGAGCGCAACGACCTGCGCCCACAGTGCGGGCTCGACCGGGCGGCGGTCATTGGTCTCCCAGTCGATGCTCTCCCCGCGATAGAGATCGCGGCCAGTGACAGTATCAACCATCCGATTAACGCTGGCCATATAGCTCAGTCGCCCGTCGTCACTGGTAGCGCTCTCGATTTCCCGTCCTGCTGTCAGTTCGGTGATTTTCATGGTCCGTGCTCCCCTGTTTTTTTTGGCCGCTGCGTCGTCCTGGCCGTCTCATCTGCATATAGTATCGGTGATCCTCATCGGCACGTCAAGCCTTTTTTTCGCTTTTTTTCGCTTTTTTTTACGCACCACTAGAAAACAAAGCGCAAGTCCAATATGCTCAGACCTGCGCAGATTCCTCTTTGTTGATTCGTTTGATTTTTATTGTTGAGCTTTCAGGCCATGTGTATAGATAAGGCAAGAGCCGCCCATCCACGCAATCCATAAATCATTTGACCGCCTCATGTTTTGTCGCTCACTTATGAGCGTCAAACTACTTTGTCGCTCATATTTCGCGTTTTATGAGCGCCAAAGGAATACTTGACGGTTGACGCGTGTGTGGCGTAGTATGCCCCGTGGGCAGTTGCCCCTGCCTTTAGGTGCTTAAACTCTTAACCCGCGAAAGGTTATACTTCCCTTTTTGTGGTTTTTAGAACGGCCCTGCGTTAAGGTTCATGACCTGCGCGGGGCCATTTCTTTTGTCAATTTGATCATATTGTTGACATCAACAAATTGATCAAGTGCTATATGCTAACAGCGCCGAATTTAGCATATAGACGGCATATTTCAGTGAGCGTTCAGTGAGCGTTCAGTGAGCGTTCAGTGAATGATCAGTGAGCGTTCAGTGAATGATCAGTGAGCGTTCAGTGAATGATCAGTGAGCGTTCAGTGAATGATCAGTGAATGTTATAAGCATAGCATTATCAGCATTCCACGCCCTAGTAATTTGGCCTTTACCGTAATACTACCGTAATACTACCGTAACGCTACCGGAATTCTCCTATATTTTCCCCGCTTTTGCCCTCGCGCGTGCGCGTTTAATCAGTATTTATATTAGATATCAAAGAAGAAAAAGAATACAAAGAAAAAGAAGAAAGGCCAGGCGGGGGAAACCCCCGCACCCCCGGATTTGGTTCAACCCTCATTTCCATTCCGTCCCTGAACATGCGACGCTAAAAGCAATCTACTGCAAGCCTGCAAGCCTGTAAACCTAGGAACCTGTAAGCCTTATTCCTTTGCCTACCCCCTCCCGTCTTGCGTTATGATCAAATCGACGACAACGCCACGGGCAAGGCGGAGCCCCGACAAGACAAAACAATCCGCCATTATCAAATGACCGCTGGCCGCCCAAAACTTCCGATCGATCCCGTGAAGGTCAAAGACTTGGCAATGATCCATTGCACCATGGAGGAAATTGGACACATTCTCGGATGCTGTGTTCAAACCCTGGAAAATAATTTTTTGGATATCATAAAAGAGGGTCGTGACAATGGCAAGGCCAGCTTGCGCAGGATGCAATATGCCAAAGCCAAAGAAGGCAACCCGACGATGATGATTTGGCTTGGCAAACAATTGCTAGGCCAGAGCGACAAGGCCGAAACCCAAGTCTCCGGTCCAGGCGGCGCGGCTATCGAATTTGTGATCAATAACGCGATGGGTATCAAGCCGGGCGAGGTGGCAAATGCTGGCACCAACAAAGCCGACGAAGACACGGATTGATTTATGCGAGTGCGTCAACAACATCTTTCAGCCGTTCCTCGGAAATCAATCGCGTTTCCTTGTTTTGTATGGCGGGGCAGGATCGGGTAAAAGTTATTTCGCTGCACAAAAAGTTATCATGCGTTGCCTAACTGAAACACCTCACACTCTAGTTTGTGTCCGCAAGATTGCCAGGACGTTGCGCGAGTCTGTCTTTGTGGCATTGTTGGGCGTGATTTCCCAGTGGGGCTTAGCGGATCATTTCAGGGTCCATGAAACTAACATGACCTTCACGTGCCTCGATAATGGCAATCGAATCTTGTGCGTCGGCCTGAACGATCCCGAGCGGATCAAGTCAATCACTGGCGCGGACGGTTTGGGCATCACGGGCGGATGGGTAGAGGAGCCGACTGAATTAACCCCGTTTGATCTCATACAATTTGACCTTCGTTTGCGTGGTCGATCACCCAATTACAAACAAATCATTCTGACCTTTAACCCCATCAGTCATTTGCATTGGCTCAAAGGCCGATTCTTTGATAATGAATCCCCCAACACCACAATCAGCAAAACCACCTACCTGAATAATCGATTCATTGATGATGGATATGAAGCTGTGTTGTTCGCCACACGCAACGAGAGCGAAACCTATTATCAGGTCTATGCCTTGGGCAACTGGGGCGTTCTCAAAGGCGTGATTTACAAGCCCTTCGAGAGCTTGGCAAGATACCCTGATGAATTCGGTGAGACAATTTACGGCCTTGACTTTGGCTTCAATCATCCGACTGCGTTGGTTGGCATAGGCCTCCGGGATGGCGAGGTTTATCTGGATGAAGCCTTTTACGAAACCGGCAAGACCAATGCCGACTTGATCAAAGCCATGGGGGCGATGGGTATTTCAAAGCGTCATCCAATTTATGCAGATTCGGCAGAACCAGATCGCATTATGGAAATCAAGCGGGCTGGGTATAACATCCACCCGGCAGATAAAGGCCAAGGAAGCGTTATCGCTGGCATCGACTTTTGTAAGTCCATGAAAATCTATACCCGCCCTGGCAATATCAACATCAACAATGAGAATGCAGCCTACAGATACCGAGAAGACAAAGACGGAAACACCCTTGAAGAACCAGCCAAGCTCGATGATCACGCGATGGACGCCATGCGTTACGGCCTATTTTCCCATATCCGCAAACCCAAGCTGATCAAACCATTCCCTCGCTCAGAGATGGGGATTTAAGCCATGCCTGTCACATTGACCAACGAGCAAATAGTATCGATATGGGATAACGACGATGCCCGCCGGACTATTCAGACGGCGAGACGTGAATACTACGACGGCACGCAAGATATTCTCGATGAGGATTCAGAGCGGATCGACGGCAGTGACCGGACGCGCAATGTCATTAATTGGGTTAAATACATCGTCAACGCCCATGTTTCGTTCCTGACCTGCGAGCCATTCCGGTATTCACTGGACGCCGCCGGAGCTGAACGGGGCGAGGGGGTGTCAGCGGACGACCAACGCGAAGCCCTAGCCAACCTATCGGCCATCTATGACGATAATAACCTCAACGCCATGGACGTGGAGAACATGACCAGCGCCGTCCTTTGTTTGAATGGCGTAGAGGTCCATTCATATGATCCCGAAGGCAATGACGGCGAGGGCAAAATAGTCATCAACTCATACGACCCCGAGGATTGGGGTTTTCTGCGAGACGCCAGCGGCAACGTCGTGGCGGCTATCTACAAAACAACCATCCCGGCAGGGTCATATTTCGAGGAAGCGATTGTTGACGAAGATTTCGATCTTTACGCGGTTTATGACGATGCCAATATCAGGGTTCTCAAAGCCGAAGGGTCGAACTTGTCGGAGGTTTCCAACACGGCCCATCAATATGGGCGTTTGCCCGTGGTGGTTTATTACACCGGGCCGAACGATGATAAACCGTTCGTTTCTGATGCCCTTGTTGGGTTGCAGAATAGTTATAACTTCGTAGCGTCCGGCAACATCGATGCTTTGCTTTACAATCTGGATGGCCTTTTGAAAATGATGGGTATTGAGCAGGGGGCGCTCTACGAAAAGGATGAAAACGGCGTAAGGGCGATTGACTTGATTCGACAGAATCGCGTTCTACCGATGCCAGAGGGTGGTGATGCGTCGTTCATCGAGAAGAACAACAACTATGATGCGTATGATTTTTCACTCACCACGCTACGCCGGGCCATTCACATGATGGGAGCGGTCCCGGATAAAGAGGAAATCGCTGGTGCAACTGGCGCAACGTCGGGCATTGCTCTAAAATTAAAATTGCAACCGCAAATCGAGCAGGGATCGAATTTCTTTAAGTATTTTGTGGCGGGTTTACGCCAGCGCATCGATTTGATTAACGCAATGTGGGAAATCAAAAGTTTCCCCATGCTGACCAATTACAATATCAAGCCCGATTTAAACATCCCGGTCAATGAAACCGAAATCTGGACAAGCATCGGGGCGCTTGAGCCATATTTGACATTGCCTGAAATGTTGCGGCGCATTCCTGGGATTGAAGACCCGGACGCCACGGCAGAGGCGAAGAAAGCCGAAAACGAAGAAAACACCTCATTGGAATTAGAACGAATTAAGGCCACGCAACCAGTTGACGGGGTGGCGGATGATGCCGACCTGAACGCCGGGGGTGATGATGCCGATTTTGAATAATAAAGGAACGTGACTCATGGCAAAGGAAGACAAGGACCAAACCAAGGAACCCGGCAATGAGAACGCTGGGGGCCAAGGCGAAGGGACTGAAAACGAAACGGCAAACACCAATGAAACGCCAATGGATCAGGCGGCGGTGGATGCGTTATTGGAAAAACCTGAAGTCAAAGCAGTTTTGAATGAATTGCTTCAAAGGAATGGCGACAAACGGGCAACGCAAGCAGCGGCAACGGCCAAGAAAAGCGCCCTCGAAGATGCCAAAAAGCAACAGCGAGAAGATAAGTTGCTTGAGGACCAGAACTTCAAGGAATTGCTCACCGTGCGCGAGCAGGAAGCGGCAGAGGCCAAGGCGAAATTGGAAGCCTACGAACGTAAGGATCGGGTGTCAGCGTTACTGGACAAGGAACTCGTAACGGACCCGGAACAGCGCGAGGGTTTTCATTTGCTATCTGGAGACCTTGAGATAATCAAGGCTCAGATCGACGCCCAAAAGGCAATGATTGCCCGTCTGGTCGATGAAACTGTAAATAAACGATTGAAAACAGATCCCCCACCTGGCGGGAAAACAAGTGACTCCACCCTGACGGCTGAAGACGTGCGCGGATGGTCAACAGAAAAGCGCACTGAGTTTATCCGCAAAGAAGGCGCGGCAGCCTATGCCGCCGTCCTTGCGAAACGAGACAAAAAATAACGCCGTCCATTGATAATAAAAAGGACAGGTGAAACAAAATGACGATCGGACTGCAAAGCGACCTGCAAATCTATAACGCACTATTTAACGGTGCGATGTATGAATCAGTTGCTCAAAACCTTGATGCCCTTAATGCCAATTCGGCAGGGACAATCCTGTTGGGCAACGAATTTCTGAAAGGCAATTATGCTCAAACCTCGTTTTGGAAGGCGCTGACCACGCCCGTAACGCGGCGCGATATGACTAGCGTTTCAGCCGTGACCGATAAGGCTGCATCTCAGGCTGAAGTCGTGTCGGTGAAGATCCTGAAGAAATTCGGGCCTTTTGCTCACGCGATTGGTGCGCTGAAACAGGTCGGCACTACCCCGGCGGCCTGGTTTGAAATGATGGGCGGCCAGTATGGCAAGACCAAAACGGAGGAGCAGTTGAACATGGCGTTTAACGCCCTTGTGGCGGCCCTGGAAGCCCAAACGGCTATTGTCTATGATGCAACGGGCACAAGCGCAACGTCATTGACTCACGGCAACCTGGTTGAGGGCATGGCGCTGTTTGGCGACCGGTCGAGCTCAATCAAGGCCTGGGTCATGCATAGCAAGCCTTATTTCGATCTGGTTGGCAATGCGATTTCCGACAAAATCACCAATGTGGCCGATGTGGTTATTTATGGTGGTGGTCCGGGCACGTTCAACAAGCCAGTCATCGTGTCGGATTCGAGTTATCTAATCGATTCCTCGACATCGACCAGTGAATATTATGTCCTTGGCCTGACCGAGGGAGCCGCACAACTCACGCAGTCAGCAGAAGATACGATCGCCAATGTGGATGAGGTCACCGGCCTTGAACAGTTGGCCGTTCGTAGCCAAGCTGAGTTTGCTTATAACCTAAGCATCAAGGGTTTTGAATGGGATTCTGATATCGGATCATCCAACCCTACGGCGGCCACGGTTGGCACCGGTAGTAACTGGGATAAAGTTGTCACGTCCGATAAGGACCTGGCAGGCATTATGATTAAGGTGCTGTAAATCGAAAGGTAAAATGATGGAATCGATTGGCATTTATGCGTTAATTCGCAATGAAATCACCACAGCTACTATGGATGGGGTTAGAGCCATTGGGTATCGCGCCCGCCATATAAGCCCAAAGGTTTTTTCACAGGTAGATGATGTTGAGCCTTTCAGGGCGGTTATTCTCGGTGATTTAAGCCCCCGTCAGTCTGATATTGTGTCGGCCTATGCCAACGTATCAGGGGTGAGGGGTTTAGCGAAACGCCAATCGATTCCGATCATGGCTGTAATTCCTGCGGCCCAAGAGACCGCGAGTGATGATTCATGGGTAGTTTTCATGCCGACGGCAACGGGATTGTTAGAGGACAGAACGACGATATCCTGTTCGATGGATGCCATTAAAAAGGGCGTTCCGTTCAAGACGATTCTGCAACGATATACAGCTCATGAAATGGGTTTGGCGATTGAAGAACCCGGCAAGGTTAAACAACCGCCACGGGGGGCGGAAATGGCTGAGGCAGACACCAGCGACGCCATAGCGCCCCCCGAAACCATGAATATACGGACTGATCCTCCATGTGCGGAACCAGCGTTAGAAGCCGTTGCCCCTGAACCGGTGGCGGTTTTGGATTTGCCGGTAGCTCCCATTACTCGTCCTAAGCCAAGTGCAAAGCGCGGGCGGCCCTTTGGAAGCAAGAACGTCAAGCCAAGGAGTAAAACCTAATGGCTTTAGTATATACATTCTGCACGGAAGCCGAAGCGGATGCTTTTTTCCTGGGACGGTTGGGGTCTGATTCTTATTGGACATCGGGGGCGGAAAAGGAAGCAGCGTTAACCACAGCATACCGACAGATTTATTATAATAAAGAATATGAATTCACTGACCCGGCCAGCGGGGTTGAATGGGCGACAGTGATTAAGTATGCCCAATGTGAACAGGCTTTATTTTTGCTTATCCATCAAGAGGACATGGATAAGCGCGTCGGATTGCAAGCGCAGGGCGTGCGAACGGCATGGTCAGTGCAGGAGGGCTATGCCGAGGGCGTGAAGCGACCGCCTATTTGTATCTCGGCAAAGGAATATCTGAAACCGTATCGGAAATACGGAATGGGCTTGATGGTCAACATGCCAGATTAGAAAAGGGGGTTTATATTGTGAGCCAAAGGACAGAAATAATGGCCGCGCGCGCAGCCGCCCGTAGGCGCTTGGGTATTAAGCCGGATGGCGCTGTTGGACATAGAGCCGGTGTGGATAATATGACTGTCAGAAATCCCGCGTCCGGTGTTTTGCGTGATGGCATGTGGCGCGGACAGCGGTGTTTTCTTATTGGGGGCGGCCCATCCTTGAGGGGGTTCAATTGGGATTCACTTGATGGGGAATTGACCATCGGGGTTAATCGCGTCATTGAGAAAATGACACCAACCATTCTTTATTCCATGGATACACGGTTTATCAAGTGGTTATTATCCGGACGTTACGGGGCGGAGGCGCGTGATAAATTTATCAACTCTGAATGTTTGCGGGTTTGTTTACGCAATGACCCCAAGTTTATTTTCCCACAATATGTGCATCAAATCCCGTGCGTTGGCGGCCCGGCTTGGAGTAAGTCGCTCAATCAGGGATTGGGCGGTGGATCAAACTCTGGTTATGGCGCATTAAATATGGCGGTATTGTTAGGGGCGAGTCCGATATATCTTTTGGGGTATGACATGATGGGCGATGGTAATGGGCATCAAGCGCATTGGCATGATGGGCATCCAGAGACTCAAAAGGGAAAGATATATTCCGAACAATTCATCCCGAAATATGAAGCCGCTCTCCCCAATATAAAAGAGACTGGCGCGCGGGTGATCAATTTGAATCCACTATCGGCCATGAAATGTTTCGAGTTTGGTGATTCAGGCGACATACCGCCACAGCGCAAGCCCGTGGTGGTCGCCTATTATACCGAGGGGACAGGCTACGAGGCCGAGGCGGACCGCTTGAAGGCTAGCCTGAAGCCCTTGGGCCTTGAGGCGTGTATTGCCCCCGTGGAGAATCTTGGATCATGGCAGGCCAATACCCAATACAAGGCACGGTTTCTGAGAGAGATGTTTGATTGTTGCAAGGGGCGTGACTTGCTTTACGTGGATGCTGATGCCACGTTTGAGCGGTATCCTACAAGGGTGATTGATTTTAAGGGCGATATTGGGATACACTACAGAGCGAAACGGAACGGGAGCAAGGAGCTACTTTCGGGGACTATCTATTTGGCCAACAATAGCAGGACAAGGGCCTTGATTGATGAGTGGATAAAATACAATGAGGCTCACCCGCTTGAATGGGATCAGCGCAATTTGCAAAAGGTTATTCATTCAATGTCTAGGGGCACAACGGCAGAAGATGCGAAACGGCGCACGCGGGAAGTGCTGGCAGGGGACGAGGAAGAGCGAGCTTTGTTCTCCTTGGTAGAATTGCCAGCCGAATACTGCGCAATATTTGATCAGGACATGGCTCCGAATCCTGTAATCAAACACTGGCAAGCGTCGCGTCGGCTCAAAGCCACAATAGGGTGAACATCATGACACTAGGCGATTTGCATATCGGGAGGGGAACATTTGAAAACGGAAGCGGGAAAGCGCACCGATCATCAAAAAACCATACCCCAGTATTCAATTGTCAAATGGTCGGAACGTTTAACGTCAATGCTGATTTCAGCATCGGGGATTTTGAACCTTGCATGACGTATCTCGATAAACGTTATTGGCTTGTTAGGATAGACGATACTTATTATGGATGGGCGATGCGCTGGGATGGGAGCAAGTTTCGCTTGAAAAAACTTGAGATATTGACCCGCTCACCACTGCCGGATAAATTGAAGGACGGGCGGGAATTGAAGATTGAGGTTTTATCGCGCTGGGATAGCAGACGAATCAATCAATGGGCATCTGATATAACCTGGTTTCAATCGTTCCCGTGGTCGCCCCAACGAGCGGATAGCGCCATGGTGTGGGATACCATCAAGGGGCACGGTGAATGGTCGGGGTCAACCGTATTGGATATTGGTTGCAATTATGGGTTCTTTTCCTTTCAGGCGGCAAAGGCGGGGGCGCAGGTCACTGGAACGGATCGAGCGCCCGTCATGGGCGTTGCCAAAACAATCAATGACCACATTGAGATGATGGATGTCAAGTTTCGTGCCGGGTGGGGTGAAGAGACGTTCGATTATATCTTTTATTTGAGTGTCCACCATCAAATAGATCCCATATATGAAACTCTTGGGAGGACGATTGAAAACTTGCGTAGGCGCGCGCGCAAGGGCCTGTTTGTTGAATTGATCAATCCCCCGTTGAAGGGTGAAAGAAGCGAGGCGGATGTGAATGAAATCATGGGCGGTGAAGTTCTTACACGCTATAAGCACCGCGTCCGCTGTATGAGAACCATCTATAAGATGGGGGGAGAAGCATGAAGCGTATAACCATTGTCATTCCCACCCGCAATCGATGGGATAAATTGCGCCGCGCTTTGGCCTCTTGTATCGAGCATCCGCAGGTTGACGTGACGGTTGTTTGTGATGGGGATAGGGATACGTTTGACAGGCTGATGGACGTCCAGGCCCACAATCTAAGGGTGATGTATGTCCCGGAAAACAAAGGCGCGGTGTTCTGCCGGAATCTTGCGTGCAAGGATATCCAGGACGGCTTGCTTTACGCCACGGATGATATTGAGTTTAAGCCCGGCGCGATTGACGCGGCCTTGGCGGCTTTCAACAAGCATTTTACGGACGATGACGGGGTTGTCGGGTTTACCCAAACACCCCACTCATTTCACCCGTCCGGCGTGGCGCTGATGGGTCTGGCGTTTCTTGGCCGGTATCCAGACAGGCAGCCATTCTGCCCGGACTATTATCATTTTGCGGCGCAAGAGATTTATGAATTGGCCAACAAGCTTGGGCGGTTCGTTCAATGCCCGGAGTCGTGCGTTATCCACCGGCACCCATGTTTCAACCCCGATCAAATGGACCAAACACACAAGGACGCCCGGCGACTCAAAAAACAAGACGACGAAACCCGCCGGCACCGCAAGGCTCAAGGCCTTATTTGGGGAGATCAATGAGGGCATTTATTCTAATCGTCATGGTTTTGTTATTGGCTGGGTGTGTGGCGTCAAGGTCGATGTGCGTTCAGGTGCCCGTGAGTGGGGCAGAAACCTTCACCACGGCTGAAATAGAAGAGAAGGCTACAACGCCGTGGAGTGTGGGCGATTTGACGCTGACGGCCTTTACCGTGCGTGCGGCTGATGGGGCAACAACCTCAAGCGCAACCATAACGGCAACCAAGGATTCAGCGGTGGGTATGTGGACAACGATTTTCACTTACGCGGCTGGGATCATAACGGCCCTGGCAGCGGCGGGATTATAATATGAAGCCAACAGTCACCCACATCGTCAATATCTTCCTGGATTATGATCGGCCCGATGTGATTCTCAAACCGGAATGGATTGTTAAGCGTTTCGATCAGTTTCAGGCCACAACGCTGCGCTCATTGTTGGGCCAGACGTATCAGGATTTCAGGATTTGGGTTTATTGCGGCTTACGCAACAAGGCGCTGACACAATCATTTGATTGGCATCCACGAATCGAACGGATTTACGGCGAGGGGCGGGACGCGATGAAAACGGTTGATACTGATTTCGTCGCTGTTACACGTATTGACTCGGACGATCTAATGCATCGTGAAGCCATGGCCGACGTTCATAACGCCATGGTTTATGACGCCACAAAGAGGTGCGTGCTGATTTTTAAAAGGAATCTAGCATGGAATCAGAACTATAATTTCATTGAGTATCATTACCGGAAGGCGCCGCCATTCTTCACCCATATTTTTCCCCGGTCGATTTATCAGGATTTTACGGCATACTATCGTGGCCATTTTGTTAAACACGGGCAGTCTGGGGCGAGGCGCTCCGATGCTATTGAGTTGCCCGTCCATCGTATTTGCGTCATCAAACATCAAGAAAACATATCTGATATCAGGCGCAACAGAGAACCGGCAGCGCTCACCCCGGAAGGGTTGGCCCGCCTTCGTGCCAAGGGTTGCATTTACGCAGAGGATGAAAAAATCATAGGAAATATATTAACGGAGTTTGGGCAATGAATGAAGCAGATGCACAGGGGTATCATTGGACATTCGGCGACCATTCGCACATCGGACATGCTCTCGCCGAAAGGGGGGTTTATGAACCTACCGGAACCGAGGCTGTTGTGCGCCTTGTTAAGCCTGGACAAACGTTTGTGGATGTCGGCGCGAACATTGGTTATTATTCCCTCATTGCGGCTATGGCAATGAAGGGGGACGGTCAGGTTGACGCCTATGAACCCGATCCGGCCAACAGCCGTTTTCTTAATGAAAATATCATGGCTAACGGAATTGATGATATTGTTTCACCCTATCGGGTCGCGCTGTCGAATGAGCGCGGAACCCTGCCGTTGTGTTTTTGTAAAAAGAACGACGGCGACCATCGCGTTTATGAGTCGGATGAAAGCCGTGAGGTTATTCAGGTACCAGCCTTCAAGGGCGATGACATCTATAAAAACGAGCAGGTGGATTTTATTAAATGCGATGTTCAGGGCTGGGATGGTTTCGTCCTGGATGGCTTCAAGAGGGTCATTGAGCGGTCCGATAGGTTGATAATCATGGTTGAGTTCTGGCCATGGGGCCTTAATGCATCTGGCTACGGGGCAGAGGCTTTTCTGAATCGTCTTGAGGGATTCGGGTTTTCAATGCATACAATGAGCCGGGGGAAAACGCTTATTAAACCGGCAGACTCCAGAGACCTTCATAAATTTGCAAAAATGTCTGACCATTGGGCATACACGAATCTGCTTTGCCTTAAAGACGGTTGGGGGATTGAGTAATGATTAACGACCAGAAAGTGTCATGTTTGCTGCTAACCCATCATCCATCAAGGATGCCGGTTGTCGATGAAATATGTATGGAATGGCTCAAAGAGCCCATCGACGAATTAATTCTTTGCGATTGCACAAAGACCGGTTTTAAGAATCTTCAAGCGGCCAAGGATGGGCGGTTCCAGGTTGTTTCGTTTAGCAAAGATCCAGGTATCAGAGCACGCCACACGCTCGCACTATTATCACGCGGGGATTTTGTTATTCAGGCCGATGACGACGTTATGCCCAAGAATGGATTTGCAACGGATCTTTATAATGGATGGGAAATTCACGACGGCATTGTTGGAATAATCGGGCGTAAATTTACAGGCTCGGATTATCGGAAGGGTTCGACGTTTTTCCGATCAAGCAAAATAGATAAAATCACACCAGTAGATTGGGTTGGCGTGGTTTATGGGTGCGGACGTGATTGTTTGATTATGGATATGCGCGATCTTGAAACGGCCTATAGTGACCTTTTCTGGTGCTGCGAAGCGCATAAAGATAAACCCAAACACGTCATTCAGACTCAACGGTATGAAAACCTCCCATCTTGCAATGACAATGATTGCCTTTTCCATAATCAGAACGCTAGAGCAATCAGGCAGGATTATTATGCTGGCCTCTGGGAATCTCACTATAAGATTGAGGATTTAATAAAATGAACGCTGATCAATATGTTGAACATTGGGAGGGGCGGCAGGTTTGGACTCACCTAACCAGACCGAAACATCAAGCGCGCCTAGCAGAATGCGCCAAGCACCTCCGGGGCGAAACCTTCGCTGACATAGGGTGCGCTTATGGCCACTCCACCGCAATTATGGCGGGGACGAAGCCCGGCAAATGGCATGGCGTTGATTTCTCGCAAAAGGCTATTGACAAAGCCGGGGAACACACGGGGAAACGTGGCATCGATTTCATTTATGTGCCCGATTCGGCCTCACTGGGTATTGAGATGTATGATTCGGTCGTATGCTCGGAAGTCATCGAGCATGTCGAAAACGATAGGGCGTTCATCATGGACGTTATTGGCGCGGCACGGTTCAGGGCCATTTTCACAACGCCTAACAAAAGGGTCAACGATCCCGGCCACTTGCGCCTTTACAATCAGGCCATGCTGAAGGAGCTGTTCCATGGTTTCGCAACTCGGATTTTTCAATCCGGTCTCTTTTGGTTTATTATTGTGGAGAAATAGCACGATGTCAAGACCGCCCCTTAATCCAGTTATTGCAAAAGGCATTCTCTTTGAAGTTGCCGACATCCTCGAAGAATTTAACCTGCCGTTTTTCCTGATATGCGGGACCGCCTTGGGTGCCTACAGAGACAGGGGTTTTGTGCCGTCTGATAATGATATCGATCTTGGATATCTAATCGAAGACATGACGGGCAATATTGACGCCATTATTTCAGGATTTGAGAGCGCCGGGTTTGGAGTCTCACACGTTTTACGGGGGACAACTGATAAGCGTGAAACCCGCGCATTCTGTGTTGATAAAAGCGGCGTTCATGTGGATCTTGTTGGATGGTCTAAAAACCGCAATGATCGTTATATAATGGCATCCAGTAAAAACCGCGCATTGGTTCATCCTGCCAAGGTCATTGAAAACCCCTCGCCGGTCGTGATGTTTGGGCGCACCTTCATGATGCCCTCGCCCCATGAAACTTATCTGCGCCATGAATACGGGGCCGATTTCATGACGCCAAAACCCGATTACCATAAAAGCTCATCGCGCATCAACAACTACAAACCCGATGAAATCGATATCAAGTCATTGCTCAAGCGGGATGTCGGCAGCGC